GGTTTCTTTCAGAGAAAGTCAAAAAATGAGATTTTTAAATTTTGAAACCTCAAAAAATTCAGATATAAAGTCAAAAAATGAAAAAAATTGCAAAAAGGAGGAATAAAATGTCGGTTTTCGGAACTCATAAAACAACAAAGGAAAATGTTGAAGTCTATACAACAGATGAAATATCTGACAGCAGCAGCACAACAGGACATTTAGTTGCGATTGATTGCAAGCTAAAAATGTATGTAAGCAGATTGACAGATACCTACAATGTAACAAGTAATGGAAATACGGATATTGAATATCAGTTTACCGAAGAAGAGATTGCAATGTTTCTTGAATACGTTACAAGTGATTCAGAATATCAGTGGAAAAATAGCCATGTAATAATTGTTCCACAGGTTACAATCGCAAGCGACAGCAACAGTAAAAGTGTTATTGCAACGATTGATGGAGATGAAATACAGCCATCAATTACAACGGTTGAAACAGACGCCTTTATTAATATTCATTTGGAAAATGCTGACGCAAACAATCCAGCAACAGGCGTGAGCGTTCAGTTTGTAATTATTGCAATAGGGTGATGATTTATGAGGAATACAATAAATATCAAAGATGATGTTTTTTATACGATTGTCAATGAAAATGGAGCAGATGGAATTACAGTAAAATATCTTAATCCGTCCACAACGCCAGCATACTTGGAATTATATTTAGGAATGCAGTTCTATGACGTTATAGCTCTAAGAAATGTAAATGGAGTATTATCAGCGACACTACCAACTGAAATTCTAACAGGAAATGTTATTCATTTCAGATTGCCAGATGACCAGTTTTATCACATTATCTATACTCCAGAAGAAAGCTTGATAATTAAGATGTATGACTATGTTGTATGCGGAAATAAAACAATCGCTGGAACATCAAATATGATAAGCGGAGAATATAACAGCTATAACGATATAGCAGAGTTTTTACAATCCGAGCTGTACGGAAATACACACACAGTATTGAGAGGTGGAAATATTGAAGCAAACGGATAATTTAGCACTTAATCTTCCAGAGGGTGCAGACAATTACAATGTTGATGATTACAATGAAAACTTTGAAGTCTTGGACGCAAAAATAACAGAGCTTGAAGAAATGATGGGCGGTGTATCAATCACAAGTATTAGAGAGGGATTGACAAACAGATTGAGCCTATCAGTAACAGTAAGCGAGGAGGAATAAAATGGTAACGAAGAATTTTAAAAAAATTATGGCATATGTGCTTTCACGAACAGATTATAGTGGAGCTTCGAGCAGATATACTCCGACTTTAACTGACATTAATAATGATGACTATATAAGCAATCAAACTAACAGAGTTGAGAGCTCTTTTGGACTTCCAAATAGTAACCCTTTTGAGGAAACAGGAAGCAGTGTTACTTATATGGGTGTTAAAGTCGGAACAGGAACAACTGAAGCAACAGAAGATGATTATGAACTTGAGAATGTTAATTCGGATATAACAGTGGATGATTTACAGCAGACAGTCACATCTAATATATTAAAGCAATATATAATGACGCTTACTAATACAACAGAAAGTGATATAGATATTAGTGAAGTTGGATTATATGTAAGAGCATACAGTCAATATAATAGCGTTTGGAATACATTAACATTCTTATTGGACAGGACAGTGCTACCAAGTCCAATAACAATTCCAGCTGGTACTAGTAAAACACTAGTCTATGAAATAGGTTTTTAAGGAGGTAATTTATGAAGATAGTTAAAGTAAGAGGAACAATTTTAACAAGCGGTCACAATAGCAGAGCCATGATTGACTTACCAGAGAATATAAAAGGAAAAGTGGCTTATGTTATCAAGGCAAATTTTGCAAGCTACAAAAAGAATGTAGCCGATACAATTATTGAGCAAACATTGGATAATTATGAATTTGCAAAGCTTGATGATTTAGACCTTATGGCAAAAACAAATGTTGTTAGTTGCTGGGGAAAAAATGGCGGCAAGATTGCAACAGACGGAAGATATATAGTTATTGATTATAATGCAGAAACAGAACAGCACAAGATAGGATATACAGCTTTATTGGCTGTTGCAGATTAAATATATGGACGATAGAAAAAAAGAGCTTCTAAGCCTTGTTATAGGCGTTGATGAATCAAATAAAATCAAAGCTGAACAGTTAATTGATGAAATTATTTTTGTCGAAGAAAATCTAAAAGAATTAAAGAAATATCCTTTTATATCAATCAATCCAAAAAATCCAGCACAGCAGAAAAGTACACCAGCTGCAAAGCAATATAAAGAGTTTTTGCAGCAGTACAATAACAGCTTAAAGCTCTTGTTCAGACTATCTGGAGATATTGGAGATAGTGAAGAGGAAAGTCCTCTTAGGAAGTGGATTAAGAGCAGAAAGGAATTTGATTAATGCTTGTTAATTCAAAAACGATATGGACGCCAGACAATAGCAATCTTTTAAGATATAAGGCTGAAATAGATGAAGGCAATATATTGGTAGGTCAAGAGCTTTACATTGAGCTTGAAAACCTTGAAGCCGATCTGAATTACAATGATGAATTTTTTTATAACAAAGACGCAGCGGATATAAGAATGGATTTTATGGAGAATTGTATCAGACTGACAAAAAGTCCGTATTATGGGAAGCCTATGAAATTGATGTTGTGGCAAAAAGCTTTCATTGAGGCTCTATATTCTTTCAAGCTTTCAAGAGAGTATAAGGACAACAAAAAAATTATAGATAGGTTTAAAAAATCTTTGTTATTGATTGCAAGAAAAAACACGAAATCTGAAACGTGTTCTGCTCTTGGTAATAGTGAATTTGTTGTTGGAAACGAGGGAGCTGACCTTGTTTGTAGTAGCAATGATGACGCACAAGCCTCGATTGTTTATGACGCTATAGACACTATGAGACAGCTATATGACCCTAACGATTTAGACACTAAAAGGAATCAGCGTTTTATCTTGAATAAAGGCACTAACACGAAAGTGTTCAAACTGTCGGATAGGACTAGAAACAAAGAGGGAAGAAACATTGACTGGGCGATATTAGATGAAGCTCACGAAATGCAAACAAATGTAATTGCCAAAAGTATTGAGCAGTCACAAAGCTTAAAAGAAAATCCTAAATTTATAATAATCACAACAGAGGGCTTTGTAAATGATGGTTTCCTTGATAACGAATTGAAGCAAGCAAGGGCAATTATACAAGGCGAAGATGACAGTATTTCTGCAAATAGATATTTGCCTTGGTTATATACTCAAGATAGTGAACAAGAAATATTTACAAACAAAAAAAGCTGGCAGAAAAGCAATCCGACAATCGGAATTATAAAGCGTTGGGATTATCTTGATGAACAGGTAGACCTAGCGAAGAAAAGCAAAGCTGACAGAATATTTGTATTAAGTAAAGATTTTAATATCAAACAGAATGATGTTGAAAGCTGGCTGAATTTAGATGATTATACATACCCAGCTAGGTATGATTTAGGCGATTTGAGAGGCAGTTATTGCCTTGGCCATGTAGACCTTGCAGAAACAACTGACTTGTGTTGTGCCAAAGCTCTTGTTATGAAGCCGAATGACAAAACAAAATATATAATTACTCAATACTTTATACCTCAATCAAAGCTAGAAGTTGACAATGATGACCACAAAGCTGGTGCGAAGTATAAACAATGGGCGAAAGATGGTTATATAACGGTTTGCGAAGGAAATGACATAGATTTAACAGTTGTTGCAGATTGGTTTTATAGGCTGGTTAAAGACCACGGAATCACGCTTTATAAATGCGGTTATGACCAAAGATTTGCAAAGGATTGGTTGAAGCAGATGGAAGTCTATGGCTGGACGAAGCAATATGAAGATGTTGAGATGGTTCTGCAAAATGCTCAAACTTTAAATAATGCTTTGCTATTAGTTGAAGCCGATCTGAAAGCAAAGTTAATAAATTATAATGAAAATCCAGTTGACAGATGGTGTTTTTCAAATAGCTGCTTAAAAGTCAATGACCTAAGACAAGCAATAATTGTGAAAACACGAAATGAGGAAAAAATTGATGGCTCTGTAACTCTTGTTTCACTTTATGAAATGTATAGAAGATATAGAAGCGATATAAAAAAATTAGTTGGAGGTGACATCTGAAAAAATGGAATGGTTTAATAAATTGTTTAAACGTCAGCCAAAAAAATCAAAATTTGCTCCTACTCTTGATGGGTTCTTGCCGATATATACGCAATTTGGAACAAATATTTATGCGTCAGATGTAGTACAGCAAGCGTTAAAATGTATTGTTGATGAAATGAAGAAGCTCAATCCGACACACGTCAGATATGTTGACAGTGACCCTAGACCAATAAAGGGAACAGTTCAAGATATATTGGATAATCCGAATGACTTAATGACGTCCTCGGAGTTTCTTGAAAAGATAGTGTGGCTATTATTAATGAATTACAATGCTTTTATTATTCCGACATACTACACTTGGATTGATGATAAGACCGGAGCTGAAAGACGTTATTATGAAAGCCTTTATCCAATCAATCCGACACAAGTTGATTTTATTGAGGACGCAAGCGGTAGGTTATTTGTCAAGTTTTGGTTCTGGAACGGTTATACAACAACCATTCCGTATGATGATGTCATACATATCAAATATAACTATTCAATCAATCAATATATGGGCGGTAACGAGTTAGGACAGCCAGACCATCAAGCATTATTAAATACACTTGAATTGAATAACACTTTATTGCAAGGCGTTGCGAAAGCTATGAAGGCAAGTTATGCAGTCAATGGCGTTGTAAAGTATAACACTTTGATGGACGATGGAAGTACAGAGGCAGCTCTAAAAGAGTTGGAACAAAAGTTGCAAAATTCAGAAAGTGGATTTTTACCTCTTGATTTAAAATCTGAATTTACACCGTTGCCGAAAACTTCAAACCTAGTAGATGAAGCAACCTTGAAATTTGTTGATGAAAAGATATTGAGGAACTGGGGAATATCACTTGCGATATTGACTGGCGATTATACCAAAGAACAGTATGAAGCTTTTTATCAAAAAGCATTAGAGCCTCTTATAATTGCTATGTCGCAAGCTTTTACAAAAAAGCTATTTACAAGGCGTGAGAGAGCCTTTGGAAATAAAGTTGAATTTTATCCTAAGGATTTAATTTTTATGACAATGCAGCAAAAAATTGAGCTTGTTAATTTATTGGCTCCGACTGGTGGAATGTTTGAGAACGAAAAAAGAACAACATTTGGACTTATGCCATTGCCAGAGCTTGAAGGAAAAAGATTTATGTCACTAAACTGGATTGACGCCAATAGTGCTAATGAATATCAAGTAGGCAAAGAAAATGTAAATGTTGATGTTGTAGACGAAACAAAAGAGGAGGTTTAGAAATGTCGAAAAAAAACGAACTTGAAAAACGTGCCTATACTTTTGAAGTTAGGGCAGAAGAAACAGAAAATGGCGAGAAGATTATAACAGGACGTCCGATAGTTTATGAATCAGTTACAAATCTAGGCTACTATGATGAAGTAATTGAGAGAGGTGCTCTTGATGGTGCTGATTTAACAGATATTAGATTTTTAGTAAATCACAACACATCAATGATTCCACTTGCAAGAAGTCGAAGAAATAATGGAAATTCCACAATGAAATTGACAGCCGATTATGAGGGCTTGAATATGGATTTTGTGAAGTTAGATGTTGAGAATAATGTGGACGCAAGGGCTTTATATTCAGCAGTTCAAAGAGGTGACATAACTGGAATGTCCTTTATGTTCAGTATAGATGGTCAAGAGTGGGATAATCTTGAAAGCGAACACCCAACAAGAAGAATTAAAAAAATAGGTTCAGTTGTAGAGGTTAGTGCTGTGACGTTTCCGGCCTATGAATCTACTGAAATAAATGCACGAAGCAAAGAAGCATTGGACAATGCTCGGTCTGCTTTGGACAAAGCAAGACAGCAGAGTGACAAGTCAGTGGACACTGACAAAGAACTAGAATTGGCAAAAGCAAAATTCAATTTTAAATCAAAGTTTTAAGGAGGAAAAACATAATGCCAAGAAAGAAAATTTTAGAAAAAAGAATGCAGAGATTACTTGCAAAAAAAACAAAGTTAAATGAAAAGGTTTCAGCTTCTACAGACGCAGCAGAGGTTAGAAGTTTAACAGAGGAACTTGATGATGTTAATGCAGAAATCAACGAAACACAGGAAGAGCTTGACGCAATCGAAGAAGAAGAAAGAGAAAAAGAGCCACAGCAGACTGAATCAAGAGCAAACATTCCAGCAAATGCAACTCTTGTAAATGGTTCTGTTGTTGGAGCTTTCAATCAGCAGACAACAGCAAATCAGACAAGAGAAAATTCAGATCCGTTCGGCTCAATGGAATACAGAAGAGCATTCATGAGATATGCTCAGACTGGTGAACCTATTCCAGCTAATTTAGTACAGAGAGATGGAATACCAGCAAATACAACACAGTTAGGTGCAACAATTCCAACAACCATATTAAATGAATTTATCAACGAAATCAGAAAGACATATGGACAGCTTTATAACAAAGTTAGAAAGCTCAATATACAGGGTGGCGTTAAAGTGCCTATTGCTAGATTACAAGCTTCATTCAAATGGGTATCTGAATCAACAGTTCCACCTAGAGAAGATGGTGGCACAATTAATGACGTTGTTGAGTTTAGCTATAATATCGGTGAAATTAGAGTATCACAGACATTACTTTCAAGCATTGTAACTATTGATTTATTTGAAAGAGAAATTGTCAGAATTATGATGATTGCTTATATGCAAGCAATGGACAACGGTATTATCAACGGAACTGGAAACGGACAGATGTTAGGTATCTTAAATGACCCTAGAGTTTTAGCAACTGGAAATGTTGTTGAAATGACAGAAGAGGAAATCAATGACTGGACAGCTTGGAGAAAAAATTTCTTTGCAAAACTTCCTCTTGGTTACAGAGCTGGTGAATTTATCTTCCCATTATCAACTGTTGAAAGTTATCTTGAAACAATGGCTGATGCTAACAACAATCCAATCTTTAGACAGGCTACAGGTCTTGAGGTAAATGATGGCGATAGCTCAAATCCAAACGGAAGATTTTTCGGCAGAGAGGTCACACTTGTTGAGCCAGATATTATCCCAGACTTTGACACAGCTGCAGATGGAGATGTAATTGGTGTATTCTGGCAGCCATGGGAATACGCAATCAATACAAACATGGAAATGGGTATGAAGAGATGGTTTGATGAGGACAGAAATGAGTGGGTTAATAAAATGCTTACAATCGTTGACGGTAAGGTATTAAATCCTTGTGGTATTTACTTAATCAAGAAAAAAGTTGAGGCCTAAGGGGGTGCTATTATGACAACTACAATTCAAGCACTTAAAAGCTTATATGTTGCACTTGGCGGAACTGCAAGTGACGTTTCTGGACTTGTAACAATTCCAGATATGATTAATGCAATCGCACAAATTGCGTCAAGTACTGGAATAGAATTACCAACTGTCGGACGTTCAGATGACGGAAAAGTCCTTACTGTTGTTAATGGAGTATGGACTAAGGCAGAACCAGCAACAGAACTTCCAGAAGTTACAGCAAGTGATGAGGGCAAAGTGCTCACTGTTAATTCATCTGGTGAGTGGGAAGCTGATAGCGTTCCAGAAGAATTGCCAACAGTTACAGCTGATGATAATGGAAAAGTCCTTAAAGTTGTAGATGGCGAATGGTCAATCGGAACGGATCTGACTGAATAAAAGAAAGTGAGGTATATAAATTTATGATTAATGAAAATAGAATTGTGCCAATACAGGTAACAGACCTTTTAACAATGTACGGAAACATTTTAACAATCGCTGGAATAACAGTAACAGCAGTACAGGCAACAGATGTCGGAATTTTTGAGTTGACAAGCGGAAGTGGAAATCTTATTGCAGCAGAACCAATTAAATCATTTGATTTTGGTAGCTCTGTAACTTCATTCACACTTTACTTTGTTGCAGATTATGACTATGAGGGATTTACTTCAAACGGAACTGCTGCAACAATCGCAGATAATGATGTTGAAGTTAATCCAGATGGAAGAACACTTTATAAGGCAGTTCTTTCAAGTGGAACAGTAACAATAACAAAAGTAGGCTTTTAATACAACCCCTTAAATTTGCTTTCTAAGGCGATTTAGGGTGTTAGTCTATAAAATAATCGCTTAAAACTGTTTGACAGCAAATAGAGGCGGTTAGACAGTTTTTAGGCGGTATTTATAGGAGATGAACGAATGAAACTAAAAATATTAATGAAATTCAGAGATAGAAACACAGGAACCCTTTATAATGTCGGTGATGAAGTTGAATTTGATGAAAAAAGAGCAAATGAGCTTCTTGCAGATAAAAGAAATCTTGTGGAAAAAATCTTGACTGTTGAAAAAAAAGCAACAACTGAAAAAGTCGCAACAACAAGAAACAGAAAGAAAAAAACATCAAAGTAAGGAGGTCACAGCGAATGTCAGAAAGTGAAATGTTGACAAGTGTTAAAAATGCCCTTGGCATACAAGGCGATTATCAAGATAATACGCTATCTGAATATATAGCAGAGGTTGTAGCTTTCTTGAATGACGCTGGAGTATCAAATGACAATATAACTGCTGGCATTGTAGCTCGTGGAGTTTCAGATCTGTGGAGTTATGGAAGCGGAAATGGAAAGTTATCCGAATACTTTATGCAAAGAGCGACACAGCTAAGTTATAAATCATAAGGGGGTATTGATATGTCAAATTTTAAACCGTCATTCCCTTATGTAACAGCAGTACAATTATTAATTCCGACATATTCAACATCAAAAGGTGTGCCAACTAAAAGCTATCCAGATGAAGGACTTTTGATTTATTGTAGCTGGAAAACGTATGGGGGAACAGAGACAGAAACAAATAATTTATACACGGTCATTGATACTGCCAACGTTGAAACATGGTACAGGCCAGATATAAAAGGTGATTGCAGATTGAAAGTCCTTTCAACTGGAGATGTCTATGAGATTTTAGGCAAGCCAGAAAATGTTAATATGAGGAATCAATTCTTGAAGTTTAAAGTGCAAGCGGTTGAGGGTGGTGCTTAATATGGCAAGAAATACATTAAAGCTCAATCTAAGTGGATTTGAGGAGCTAATAACAAAGCTAGAGGGCTTGGACGGAGATGTAAAAAAAACTGTTACAAAAGCTCTTGAGCAAACTGCAAAGACCATTGAAAAAGACACGCAAACAGCCTTAAATAGCTCTAATCTACCAAGGGGCGGTAAATACTCAACTGGCGACACAAAAAAGGCTGTAGTGACAAATGCAACAGCAATATGGAGCGGTACGCAAGCAAGCATTAATGTTGGATTTGATTATGGCAAAAAGGGTGCTGGTGGGTTCTTGATAACTGGCACACCTCGAATGAAACCAGTTACGCAGTTAAAAAAAATGTACAAGGGAGCGACTTATCGAAAGAGATTGCAAAATGATATGTCGGAAATTGTACAAGCAGAAATAAAAAGAAAGATGGGAGGTTGATAGCATTGGAAGATACATTGATTGAATTACTTGAATACTTTAATTTGCCAGTTATTAGGCAAGGAAGTTTACCACCAGATGAAGCTTATCCAGATACTTTTTTCACTTTCTGGAACAATGAAGAAATCGAGCAGAGTGCCTATGATAATGACACAGCAACGGTTGTATTTGATTTTGATGTAAATGTCTATTCAACCAATCCAGATACAGCTTATGACTTATTACAGCAAGCAAGAAGTTATTTAAAGCAAAATGGTTGGATTATAGCTCAAAGAGGCTATGACTTGACTAGTGATGAAATTACCCATATCGGAAGAGGTATGGAAGTATTATATTTAAAGCAATTTGAACAAATAGGAGGTAATTAAAAATGGCAGATACTTCACAGCAGATTTTTGAATTTAGAGGCGTTGACAACTTCTATTTTGCCGAAGTAACACAGGACGATAGCAACGGATATGTATGTGGAACACCGGTTCATATTCCAGTTCAAGAAGTCGGAAAGAGTGTAGACGCAGCAAGCGAAGCCCATTATTATGACAACAAGGCAATGATTGTTGTTAATTCTGAAGGTCCAGATACAATTACATTGATACTTGCACCACCAGCCTTAGACAAATTAGCAACACTTATTGGAAAGAGCTTTGACGCAACAACAGGAATGATGGTTGATAGTCCTAGACAGAATAAATACTTTGCTATTATGTACAGAACAAAGGGAACTGATGGTGGTTATCGTTATGTATCAAGATTAAAAGGACAGTTTAACATTCCAGAGGAAACAGTTACAACTGAAAATGATGGAACAGATACAAGTAACACATCAATCGAGTTTACTGGAATTTATACAGAACATGAATTTAATAAAGGAATTTATGACGGTAGCGAATGGTCATCAGCTGGTGCCAAGGGAATTGTTGTTGACGCAAGATATGGACTTGCAGATGTTTCAAACTTCTTTAGTCAGATTCAGACACCAGATACAATCACAACAGCTACAACATACACAGTAAATGGAATTGGTGTAACTCCATCAACAGCAAGTATTGAAGTAGGTGACACAGTGCAGTTAACAGCTTCATTATCACCATCTGGAGCAACTGGAACAATCACTTGGACTTCAAATGAAGAGACAGCTGCAACAGTTGATAATACTGGACTTGTTACAGGAGTAGGAGAGGGAACAGCAACAATTACAGCGACTTGCGGAAGTTATTCAGATACTTGCGTTGTTACGGTAACAGAGGCAACAGCTTAATAATTTTTTTCAAGGCGGTGGCAAAAGTCGCCGCCTATTTTTCAAATTAAAAACAAAGGAGATTTATAAGATGTCAGAAATTAAATTAAATATTTACAAAGCAGATAAAAAAAATGAAGTTGAAAAAACTTATACAACAGAGGGATATGACTTAATGCTTGGAACTGTTGAAGATTTTATGCAGATTATTGATGTTGAAAAAATGACGGACAATAAAGCAATTACAAGAATGGTATTACAGGGATATTCACAGCTTAAACCTCTTGTAAAAGACGTATTTCCACAGCTTACAGATGATGAATATAAAAGGATTAAAGTTAATGAATTGATTAGAATGTTTATACAGCTTGGAACTGCTGTTGTTGAAAGCTTAGATACTTTAAAAACGGGAAACTAGGAGAGGGTGTAGCTGATGATACACCCATATATGATTTAATGTTTGAAATGCAAATAAGTTTGTGTGATAGATTTACGGATTTAAATCCGTTGAAGTTGAGAAGAGAAAAAGCAAGAGAAGTGTTTAACTTGCTTACTAGATACAATAAATATTCACGAAAGAAAAATAAAAAAACCAAAAATGGAAAACAAATCATCAGAAGACCAGCAAGTGATACATGGTTTTAGAGAGGAGGTTTGAACTTTGCCAAATACGAATGAAACAACAACAAAATTTAAGGTTGATATTTCAGATCTGAAAAAAAACATACAAGAAGCAAACAGACAGATAAAGCTTGCAAATGCAGAATTTAAGGCTGCTGCTTCTGGAATGAATGATTGGCAATCAAGTGCAGAGGGATTATCCAGCAAGATTGGAAGCTTAAAGACCGTCCTAAGCAATCAAGAAAAAGTCTTAGAGAGCTATGAAAAACAATTAGAACTAGTTACAGCTGAATACGGAGAAAACTCAAAAGAAGCTGATTTGATGAAGATTAAAGTGGCAAATCAGCAGACTGCTGTTAATAATACAAGAAATGAGCTTGCAAAGTATGAAACGCAGTTAGAGGAAGTTTCAAAGGAGCAAGAAGATTCAGCAAAGAGTGCAGACAAACAAAATTCAGCTCTTGAAGATTTAAAGCAGACTATAAGTGAGCAACAATCAAAGCTTGATAAATTAAAAGAAAAGTATACAAATGTAGTTATTGAGCAAGGAAAAAATTCAGATAGTGCTGAAGAACTTGCCAAAGAAATATCCGACTTGTCTGGGGAGCTTGATGAAAACAAATCAAAGCTAAATAACGCAGAAAAAGCAGCAGATGAATATGACCAGTCACTTGAAGATGTTGGAGATAGTGCAGAAGATACAGCGACAGGCGGTTTAAATGTTTTTAGTGTTGCATTAGGAAATATGATTGCAAATGTTGTTTCTGACGCAATTCAAAAAATGAAAGACCTTGTTGCTGGTACTATCGAAGTTGGAAAGACTTTTGATAATTCAATGGGTCAAGTTGCGGCTGTTTCTGGAGCAACTGGAGATGAATTACAAGCCTTAAGAGATAAAGCTAAGGAGATGGGCTCAACAACAAAATTCACAGCTTCCGAGGCGGCTGACGCTTTTAATTATATGGCTATGGCTGGTTGGAAAACAGAAGATATGATTAATGGTATTGATGGTGTACTTGCTTTGGCAGCAGCCTCTGGAACTGACCTTGCAACAACTTCGGATATTGTAACTGATGCCTTGACAGCTATGGGATATAGTGCTGGTGACGCTGGAAGACTTGCAGACGTTATGGCTGCAGCCTCCTCAAATGCGAATACTAATGTTGAAATGATGGGTGCTACATTTCAATATGCAGCTCCTATCGTTGGGGCTCTTGGCTACTCAATGGAAGATACAGCTAAACAGATCGGACTTATGGCCAATGCTGGTATCAAAGGAGAAAAAGCTGGAACTGCTCTTAGAAGTATCTTGACAAGATTATCAGCACCACCAAAAGAAGCAGCAGACGCAATGACAGCATTAGGAATTTCTATGACTGATTCCGAGGGCAATATGAAAAGCCTTGATGAAGTTATGGGGGATTTAAGAAATGCTTTTAGTGGTCTTTCTGAAACTCAACAAACACAGTATGCAAAACAGATTGCTGGACAAGAGGCTATGTCTGGACTTTTAGCAATCGTTAATGCAGCTCCGACTGATATTGATAAACTAACAAAGGCTATTAATGAATCAGACGGTGCAGCCGAAAAAATGGCAGATACAATGCAAGATAATTTAGGTGGAGATTTGACCAAACTCGGTTCTAAATTTGAAGGTTTACAGCTTAAACTTTATGAAAAATTTGAGCCAGCATTAAGAGGTGTTGTCGGTGGTCTGGATAAAATGCTTGACGCTATTGAATGGCTTGGAAAACATATTGGACCATTAGAACCTGTTATTGTAGCTCTTTCTGGAGCTTTGATTGGCTTAGTTAGTGCATTAGCTGGACTTTATATTATCCCTAAAATTTCTGCAGCGTTTACAGCATTTAACGCAGTATTAGGAGCTAATCCGATTGTGCTGGTAGTAACTGCAATCGGAGCGTTGGTAGCAGCCTTAATATATCTATGGAATAATTGTGAAGAATTTAGAGATTTTTGGATAGGTCTATGGAAAAAAATTAAAAAAGTTGCAGAACCAGTGATTGAAGATTTAAAAGAAATCTTTCAAAAGGCTTGGAAAAATATAAAAGAAACATGGGAAGCAGTATATCCATTTTTTAAGGAATTATTTAAAAAGGTTGTTGATGTTGTAAAACCGATATTATCAGCTTGGTTTGAATGGTTTAAAGCTCAATGGAATTTTATTAAAAAAGTTTGGGATATAGCTTATCCATTTTTTAAAGAGCTGTTTAAAAAAATTATTGATGTAGCAATTCCAATAATTAAAACTCTGATTGAGTGGTTTAAAAATGCTTGGGAAACAATTAAAGCTGCTTGGGAAGTTGCTTATTCATTTTTTACAGATTTATTTACAAGCATATGGAACTCAATAAAGCCTATAATTGACGCAGTAGTAGGAGCATTTAAAGAAGCTTGGGAGCTTATTAAAGTTGTTTGGGATTTGGTTAGTCCATACTTCCAGAAGATATGGGAAAATATTAAAACAATCTTTTCTGTTGTAGCTCCAATTATAAGTGGATTTTTTAAATCAGCTTGGGAAATTATTAAAGGTATATGGGATTTAGTTGTGCCTTATTTTCAGCTTATATGGGAAACAATCAAAGCAACATTTTCGGTTGTTAAAACAGTTTTAGGTGGATTTTTCTCCACAGCTTGGGAATCAATTAAACTTGTATGGAATGCGGTGACTGGATATTTTGCAGCAATTTGGGAAACTATCAAAGAGATTTTTTCAGTTGTTAAAGATGTACTAACTGGAAATTGGTCTGACGCTTGGGAGGGCATTAAAAATATTGTCAAAACATGGGCTGGTTATTTTAGTGATGTTTGGAAATCAATTAAAGGTGTCTTTTCGTCAGTAACAACTTGGTTTAGTGAAACATTTCAAGCTGCATGGGAAGCAGTTCAAACTGTATTCAGTGGCGTTGGTACTTTCTTTGAGGGAGTTTGGACAACAATAACAGATACATTTTCAAGTATTGGAACCACTATAGGTGAAGCTGTTTCAAACTCTGCTGCAACTGCAATTAATTATATTTTGGAAACAGCAACGGATTTAATTAATGGGTTCATAAAAGCTATTAATGGAGCAGTTGGAATGATTAATAAAATTCCGGGGGTGGAAATATCTAAGATTGATTTACTTGAAGCTCCACAGCTTGCAAAAGGTGGCGTGCTTAAAAAAGGTCAGATCGGACTTCTTGAGGGTAACGGAGCTGAAGCTGTTGTTCCTTTGGAAAATAATAAAAAATGGATTGCTAAGACTGCAAGAGATTTAAGAATGTCATTACAAGATGAAGGACTTTTAGGCGGTTCTGCTGGTAAAAATATTGTAAATAATAACTATACTTTCAATCAAACAAACAACAGTCCGAAGCCATTAAGTAGGCTTGAAATCTACAGACAGACAAAAAATCAATTAAACTTTGCAAAGGGGGTTTAGGCTATGGCAGTTTTTACAGTCGAAAATGAATATAATAACAAGCTTCAATTATCGCAGAATGAAAACAAATGGCAACTGACATCTGTTACTGGCTTAAATCAACCTACTGCAAATATAGTCACGTCTGTTATACCTACTTTTGATGGTTCAAGATTTAATTCCAGCAGATTAGAGAACAGAAACATTGTCATAACACTTGCTATTAAAGGAAATGTTGAAACAAACAGAATGCTATTAAATAGTGTTATCTTCTCAAAAAGATATATCAAAGTTTATTATCAAAATAATACTTTAGATGTATATATTGAGGGCTATGTTGAATCCTTTGAGTATAACGTGTTTGAGAACGGTGTAATGGCTCAAATAAGTATTATCTGTAATAATCCTTACTGGATAGATACAAACACGAATATGAGCCTTTTAACGCCTATTATTGACTTGTTTGAATTTCCTTTCAGCATACCAGAGAAAGGGATTGCCTTTGGCGAGATAATCGAAAATATAACAAATATTGTTCAGAACAACGGTTCTGCAACAACTGGAGCCATTATAACAATAACAACTGATTATACGGTTCTTAATCCGTCTATAACAAACAAAACAACAGGACAAACAATGTTGATTAATACAGAGCTTTCTGGAAATAGTCAAATTGTTATAAGCACAATAAAAGGCAAAAAATCTATATATCAAGATGGCGTGAATATTATTAATGACTTGGATTCAAGTAGTGAATGGATTGAGATTGTAGCTGGTGATAATTTCTTTACTTTGTCGGCTGATTATGGTATTGAGCATATGAGAGCTTCTGTATCATTTCAGAATTTATATGGAGGTGTTTAGATTGAATATTTATATATTAAACACCTCTTTTGAGAAGATTGGTATAATTGATTATTGCAGCAGTATTATATAGACTAGACGTTATTGTAATATTGGTGACTTTGAATTATATTTACCAGCCACCTTAGAGGCTTTCAATTTGCTTAAAGAAAACAATCTTGTAATGCGTGAAGATGATACAAGCTCATTAATGGTCATTAATAGTGTTGAAGTAACTACAGATTCAGAGAATGGCGATAATATAACTGTTACTGGACAATCAATAGAAAGCTATATTGCAAGGCGAATTGTATGGAGTCAGACAAATCTTAAAGGGCTTGTTACGGATTGCATAACAACGCTTTTAAATCAAAACTTAATTAATCCAACAAATACAGACAGACAGATTGATGGCATTCAGATCGGTTCTTATGCTGATTGTAATATCTCAATCAAGAAGCAAGTTACAGGCGATAATTTGATGGACGCAATAATTGATATACTTTCAACATACAATTATGGATTCAGTTTGACTTTCAATGGTTCAAATCTTGAATTTAACATAATTATGGGAACAGATAGGTCTTATAATCAAACAGAAAACCCTTATGTGACTTTCAGTCCAGAGTATGACAACATTTTAACGTCTGATTATCTTTCAACAAGTTTGGAATATAAAAATGTGGCGTTGGTTGCTGGAGAGGGTACAGGTGTTGATAGAAAAACATATACAGTTGGAGCTGGCGAGGGATTGAATAGACTAGAGCTATATGTTGACGCAAGAGATATTTCAAGTGAAACAGAGGACGGCACATTGACCACAGCAGAATATAATGCACTTCTTGCAGAAAAAGGCAATGAAGCTCTTTCTGAATGTCCAGCAACACAGAATTATTCTGGAGAGATTGAAGCAAGTGTAAATTATACATATGGCCAAGATTACTTCCTAGGTGATGTTGTAAATCTAACAAATGACTTTAATATGACGGATAGTGTTAGGATTATTGAAATTATAGAAAGTTGGAACGAAAATGGTTATACTTGTGTTCCAACTTTTGAGAATAAGGAGGAACAATAAAATGAGTATAACAAGTGGATTTTTTAATTCAGTAAATGGCGATAGAACTTATAATGCAGATGATTTAACAAACTTCTTTGATGGGATTCTTACAGATGGAGTTTTTGCAAATTATCAAGATGAATTTGAGGTTACTGTCGGAAGTGGAATGAGCGTTGATGTTAGAAGTGGTAAAGGCCTTGTAATGGGTAAATATATTCTTAATAACGGTCCTTACAATCTTAGTGTATCTGCTGGTAGTTCTCTACCTAGATATGACGCAGTTGTTATGGGGGTCAGTTTAGATGATAGAACAGGCTCAATATATATCAAAGAGGGAACGCCAGCAAGCAGTCCAGCATATCCAACTTTGCTTGATAATACAAACACAAAGGAAATGTGTCTTGCATATATTTATGTATCTGCTGGAGCCACAAGTATATCAAGCTCAAATATAACGGATAAAAGAGATGATACTGCTGTTTGTGGATATGTTAATTTTTCCAATGTAACAATGGATTTAAATGTATTGAGAAACAACGTGACAATTACTGCAAGTGGCGTGAATAATGTAGCTATCGGAATACCGACTTATGACGCAAGCTCTGACGATTTATTTGTGTATCTTAATGGATTATTACTTGAAGAGGTAAATGACTATATGATTAGAGGTACTGGCTCAACAGCTAGTATTGATTTAGCAAATGCGACAACCACAAATAACAAGAATGTATTTACATTTGTTGTAATGCAGACATCTTTATAAATTAAAGGGCCACCCATTCAAGGGTGGTTTTTTTGTGACTCGTAAAATCAAATTAATATATAATTATACGATAAAAAAAAGATAATTTTGTTGTAGAGCTTCTGAGCAACACCCATATAATGGCAAGAGAACTACAACCACCCTAGAACCATCGTATTTCAGCCGTAGAGCTGTTTTATATACTTCTTAATATTTTTTATCGAATAAAAACAAAAAACGCCTTAAATTTAATTTAAAGCGTTTTCTGATAATTATAATATTTTAGAAAGACTCACAAGTCACTTTCAAAGAAAGGACATATATATAATATAAGTCTTTTGTCAGATTTTGTCAATTAATTTTCAAGCCAATTATAAAAAGGCACTGGCTCTTTATAATTATTATTTATATTTGTTATATTTCTTTTTAGTATATTTTTATTATTATTTATTTGTAGCTGTACATCTTGTACTGTACTTATTGTACTGTACTCTTTGTACTGTACAGAACGTACATCAGTCTGTTGTACGTTTTGTGCAGCAGTGAAATCTATTAATATTTCAAAAGCATTGTCATTTATTGGTTGCAAGTTCTTAGGCGTTTCCCCAGTCTTTGCAAGCTGTTCATAATAGGTTTCATGAACAAAGATATTATATTCCTTGACGTTCAAAGGTTCGTCGCTTGCAATATAAAAATATTGCTTCTTGCGATTAATATATGCACTAAATCCAGCAATATATCCCTTTTCAGTAAGCTCTTTGAAAGCTCCATCAACTGTTCTTCTTGTAAACTTTCTTTGAAGATATGTTTTGTATAGCTTGAAATCATCTGGCAAACTAATAATATAAGCTAACAATCCAATTGAAGCTAAACTGTTCAGATCTGATTGTGCAGCTTGGTTGCTCATAATAAAAAATTTATCTTGCTTTTTTCTTTTAATAATTGACATAGTGTGTATTCAAATCCTTTTCAAATTCTATAATACACACATAATACGCAAACGCTATTTTTTTCCTTATATAGCTTGATTATTAATCAACGAGTGGATTTATTGATAATCCTTTAACAACGGTAATAATGCTGATACAACAGCGTTTTAACATCTATAAATAGTTGTGTATTTTTGTCTATAATACGCACTATAATATGCAAATCTTAATTATAAGGCACTTGGCAGAGTGCCTTATTTTTATTTATATTCTAACTTGTTGATAGCTTCTAATAATTCAGATTGCGTTCTATGTGTATAATTTTCTGTTATATCTTTATCGGAATGACCTACAATCCTTTTAACCGTCAAATCGTCAACACCGCACTTATTCAAGAAAGTAATAAATGTATGGCGTGTTTCGTGGATTGTGTGATTTTTCACATACCAATAATTTAAATATAAATTGTGATAACTTAATTTTTTCCCTTTTTGCGTTATTAAATATTTGTTATTTAAATTATAACGAGCTTTCAAAAGTGGAATAATTTTATCGTGCATTGGAACATTTCTGATTCCAGCCTTTGTTTTTGACTTTGCAACAAAAATATATTTATCCTCAAAATTTACGTTTTTATTTTCAACATATAGCAGTTCGGATATTCTCATACCGGTATAAAGCAATATAAGCGGTATATCATCATTTAGTTGCGTGCCTAGAGTATTCCATAGGTTTTTAATTTCAACCGTCTTAAAAGGTGTTTTAACAGCTTTCTCGGTGGTTTTATCCAGCTCAATGAACTCCGATAGATTTTTATTGACATATTCATGCTTCATTGCATAGTGATAGCAATTTGTAAGCACTTTTTTAATATTTGATTGTACTGATGGTGTTTTATCTTCCAGAACAGCTTCAAGCTCTGCAAGTGAAATTTTTGATATTTCTTTATGATGTAGATTTTTAAGTTTATTGAAACTACTTCTATACTGTTTTATTGTTCCATCTGAAAACTTGCTTTTATTAATCATATTATCAAATATAAACTGCAGTGTTGCTTTCTCAACAATTACATTAAGAGGATTCACAAGATACTCATTTAAGGCATTTTTAGCTTGCGTCTTTGTTTCAAAAAATCCAATGTACTTATATTGTTGCTGACCGTTCTGTTTATATCCTATGGTAATACGAGCTGCCCACGGTTTTTTTCTCTTTCCAGACATCTTAAAAATTGAGCCATCTCCATTTCCACGGATTTTTTTCCTAGTCATAAAATCTACCACCTTGTTAGATTAAATATTTTCCTGTGTCATATAAATCCTTGGCATATTCTATAACTTTTTTTGCACCCTCATCATTAAGTTTTGATATATACTTTGTTTTTTTCTCACTGAAATAATATCTCCTTAATGTTCTTAGGTTTGTTATTTTTTCTGGATAAATTAAAACAAATGGAGAGATTTGCAAGGTGTCGCATATCTTCTTTAATGTTTCAATCTTGATGTTTTGAATTGCACCAGATTCATATTTTTGAAGTGTCGACAGCTTTATATCTAGCATTTTTGCCAACTCCCCTTGCGTCAACGTATTTTCTATACGTCTATATTTTATAATTTCACCAGTTTGTAACAAAATTTCTCTAGCTCCTTTCACGTTTTTTTAAAGTGTTCTAGCTTATTATATATAATACGCAAAATGAATGTAAATGGATAATATGTATTTATTTTACGTTTTTTTTATTTACAAAAACAAAATAATATTTAATAATGTGTGTAAATATTTTGATGGTTTGTCAAAAATTTACAAAATAAGCTGTCAAATTTTAGCTATTTTGCGAATAGCAAAAAAAATAATATCCGAGTATGATGTTATCCAGAAAGGAGGCGAACAGATGACCGACACAAGACTTCTTAAGTCAAAAATGGCGTTGGCTGGTTATGATAATTTTACAACCGAACTGATGGTGTTGGTTGATTGTAGCTGGACCAGTGCTAGCAACAAATTAAATGGCAAGGCTGCTTTTTCTCAAAAAGAAATTGCAAAGCTGACAACTTCATTGAATTTATCTGGCGAAGAAATAAAAAAAATATTTGCAAATGAGGTGTAATTTATGAAAGTTTCAGAATGTGCAAAAGTCTTAGGAAAGTCAGAGCAGTTTGTAAGAATAGGATTGCAGCGTGGAGTTCTGCCATTTGGTTACGCAGTAAAAATGAGTAGTAAATGGTGCTATCATATTTCAGAACAAAAAGTAAAAGAGTATTTAGGAAAGTGAGGTAAGACTTATGAACAAAGAAAGAAAAGAACAAATCAAGCAGAAATCAAAAGAAATGATTGAACAGCTTAATATTTATGATGATGTTGATGTTTTAAAAACACAAGTTGAAGAGCTTACAACAAATGTTAATACTTTAACTGATGTATTAGCATATCAAGAGGCAGAGCTTGACCAAGCTAAAATTGATGTAAGAAAAGCTGGCGAGGCGATTCAAAACAATGTAAACGATATTGATGATTTATTTACTATGATGAATACATCAATAGACTTTGACCAGCACGCAAATGAATATATAGAGGATAGTGGCTGGTTACCTCTTGAATTAAATACCGGCTGGGTAAGTAATCAATATGAAACAGAAGTTCCAATGTATAGAAAGATTGGAAAGCTTGTAATGCTTAGAGGTCTTGTATCTTGCAATACAGATACAGATGTAACAATCGCTACACTTCCAGCTGGGTTCAGACCACAAACAACTTTCACACGTTGGGCATGTGCAGTAAATCAGACCGACTCTACAAATGTTCAAATAAATAATAGAGGTGTTATTTCTGACTATTCAAAAGGAACAGCGTCAAGGTCATTCCTTTGTTTAGCTGGAATAAGCTTCTTTGTAGAATAGAGGTTGTAATAATTATATGGTGGAAATGATAACGCTTAAAAATCGTGAAGAATGGTTGAAAAAAAGGACAAGTTATATAGGTGGTTCGGACGCAGCTTCTATCGTTGGAATGAGCCCATACAAAACAAATATTGACTTATGGGAATTAAAGACCGGAAGAAGAGAAGCAGAGGACATTTCCGATAAACCTTATGTCAAATATGGAACCGTAGCAGAAACATTTTTGAGGAAATTATTTATGCTGGACTTTCCACAATATAAAGTCGAATATATCAACAATAATTTATGGCTTAATAACAAATATCCATTTGCCCACGCTAGCCTTGATGGTTGGTTGATAGATGAAAAAGGTCGGCGTGGGATTTTAGAGATAAAGACAACTAATATATTACAATCAATGCAAAAGGAAAAATGGAAAGACCGTATTCCAGATAATTATTATATTCAAATCCTGCATTATTTAATGGTAACGGAATTTGACTTTGCAATCTTAAAAGCTCAATTAAAGTATGAATTTAAAGATAATATAATGTTAAATACTAGACATTACTACATTGATAGGGAAGATGTCGAAGAGGACATTAAATTGTTAGAAAATTCTGAAAAAGAGTTTTATGAATACATCAAAGAAGATAGACAGCCACCATTAATATTGCCGAATATCTAAGAAAGGACGAAAAGAATGGAATTAAAAGTAAATGAAATTATAATCCCAGAGCATATCGAATTTAATTATGAAGAGCTTAAAAAAGAGCTTACACAAAAGGTTGAAACCTATAAAAATCTTATCTATACAGAAGATGAAATCAAGCAAGCTAAGAGCGACAAAGCAAATCTAAACAAGCTTAAAAAAGCATTGAATGATGAACGTATAAGGCGAGAGAAAGAATATATGCAACCATTCAATGACTTCAAGAAGAAAATTAATGAAATAATATCTATTATTGACGAACCTATATCTGTTATAGATATGCAAGTGAAAGACTTTGACTTGAAACGAAAAGAAGAAAAAAAAGAAAAAATAAAAGCTATCTTTGAAGCAATCGAAAACAGATCTGATTGGCTAACACTTGAGATGATTTTTGATGATAGATGGCTCTTGTCAAGTACAAGCCTAAAATCGGTGGAAGATAATATCAATGGTTGGATTAATAGAATCAATACAGAGCTTTCAACCTTGCAGCAGTTAAAGGAATACAGCTTTGAAGCAATCGAAGAATACAAAAGAAGCTTAGATATTAATAGAGCTATAGCAGAAGGACAAAGGCTTGCAGATATTCAAAAGAGAAAGCAAGAAATTCAGCAAAAGATTGAGGCACAAAAAGAAGCTGAAACAGTAGAAGCTCCAAAAGAAATTGAAACCGTAAAATCGAATAACGAAGAAGCACAATGGATTAATTTTTCCGCAAAGCTTACAGTATCTCAAGCCAAAGAGTTAAAGTGCTTTTTTGATAGTAGATGTATAGAGTTTAAGGCAATATAAAGGAGGTCAAAATGCTTTTAAGAATTGATAAAGATAAATTATATGCAGCTTTAAGAACTAGAAATATAGCTTTGAGAGAAGCAAGTACAGCAATCGGTTTTAATCAAGATTATTTATCATCATGTGCAAGCCGAGAAACAGTCAACAATGTTGCAGTAGTAGCTTTAAAGAATTTATATGATATTGATTATGATGAATATAGTATCAAGAACGAAGAAGAATCAGCACGAGAAATCGAGAAAAAAACTGTTGCGGAGTTATCTCCGACAGAGCTGAGTAACTTAATATATAAAGCAGTATACTCTGCGGTACTTAATGCTTGGGAAAATTCAGATGAATAGAATAGGAGGATTTAATAATGGCAGTAAATAATTCATTATCAAAAACAAAAGGAAATCAGAGGCTTGGACTTACAGCATATTTGACTCAAGAAGCTGTTAAAAACCAGATTAATAATGTTATAGGTGGCTCAAACGGACAAAGGTTTATAAGCTCTATTATATCAGCAGTACAGACAACTCCAGCGTTGCAAGAGTGTACTAATCAATCAATATTAAGTGGAGCATTACTTGGTGAAAGCTTAAAGTTATCACCTAGTCCACAACTCGGACATTATTATCTGGTTCCTTTTAATGATAAAGACAGAGGAAAGGTTGCACAATTTCAACTCGGATATAAAGGCTATATTCAATTGGCTGTTAGGAGTGGTTATTATAAAAAGCTCAACGTGTTAGCGATTAAAGAATGTGAGCTGATTAATTTTGACCCACTTAATGAAGAGATTAAGGTAAATTTAATCGAAGATGAAGAAGCAAGAGAAAACGCACCTACAATTGGATATTATGCAATGTTTGAATATACAAACGGATTTAGAAAAGCTATATATTGGAGCAAAGCAAAGATGGAAGCTCACGCCAATAAGTATTCTGCTGGATATAGAGCTAAAAAGGGATATACATTCTGGGAAAGAGATTTTGACGGAATGGCCTTCAAAACAATGTTAAGACAGCTAATAAGCAAGTGGGGAATAATGAGTATTGATATGCAGAATGCAATCAGTTCAGATATGGCGGTTATTAATGAAGATGGAACAAAAGACTATGTGGACAACAAAGATGACGTTATTGAGCAAGAAGCAAAAATCATTGAAGAGCCAGCAACAGAAGAAGTTGAGCCTGTTCAAGATGATGTAAGCTCTGCCCTTTTTGGTAAGTAAAAAAATACCCTTATAGGTATTTTTAAATAAAAATAATATATCACGAAAAAATCTAAAAGAAAGGAGATGACCGTTATTTGCGTTTCTAAGGCGTTTTTATTTGCTAGGCTTATAAATTATCGTTGAATTGTTTTTCAAGCGAATATGACGCCTTAATGCACTAAAAAACGGTGGTTATATGTCTTACAGAAGATATAGCAAGTATAAAAACAAAAAAATAACAGTTGATGGAATTATTTTCGATAGCAAAAAAGAGGCAAGAAGATATTCAGATCTGAAGCTCTTAGAAAAGACTGGAGAAATTTATGACCTCCAAAGGCAAGTAAAATTTATCTTAATTCCAGCTCAAAGAGAGCCAGATGAAGTCGGTCCGAGAGGTGGCAAGATTAAAGGTAAATTGATTGAAAGAGAATGCAGCTATATTGCAGACTTTGTTTATTATCTTAAAGACAGCAAAAAGCCCATTGTTGAAGATACAAAGGGAATGAGGACAACCGAGTATATTATCAAGAGAAAATTAATGTTGTATTTGCACAACATCAGAATTAAGGAGATATGAAGATGATTAAATCAAAGACAAGACAAGAACGAGAAGAGGAACAGCTTGCATGGGAACACAAACAAAAGCCTTACAAAAGATTTAAAAGGCCAGCATTTCAGTACACAGAACTAGAACAAGGAAAGGAAGAAAAAGAAGATGGCAGAAAGAAGAATGTTTGCCAAGACAATAATTGATAGTGACGCATTTTTGGATATGCCTCTATCAACACAAGCTCTATATTTTCATTTGAGTATGAGAGCTGATGATGATGGATTTATAAACAACCCTAAAAAAATACAAAGAATAATAGGTTGCTCTGATGATGATTTGAAATTATTGATTGCTAAAAACTTTATAATTCCTTTTGAAACTGGAATTGTAGTAATCAAGCATTGGAAGATTCATAACTATATTCAAAAAGACAGATACAAAGAAACAGTATACAAAGAGGAAAAGGCTTTATTATTAACAAAAACAAACAATGCTTACACTTTGGATACAGAATGTATACAAGATGTATACAGTTCGGATACACAGTATAGTATAGAGTTAGATAAGAGTAAGTATAGAGATAGTATAGAGATAGATAAGAGTAAGAGTAAAAAGCCTGTGCGATACAAATATGGCGAATATAAAAATGTACTTCTAACAGATATTGATTATGAAAAATTAATAAATGAATTTCCAGAAGATTTTGAAACAAGAATTGAAAAGCTATCAAGCTATATGGCAAGTACAGGAAAAAGTTATAAAAATCATTTAGCAACAATTAGAAATTGGGCAAGAATGGAGAAAGAAAAAAATCCGATAATCAAGAAAACAACAAACAAAGTAGCACAACAACTTGATGAAAGTTACGCAATGATGGCGAACTGGGCAGAAAGCGAGGAAAAAAATGACAAATGAAGAAGCAATAAGAATATTTAATACTTTATTATTATTTAAAAAGGTTGACGCACCTGTAGAAGAAATAGAAAAGTGCTTAAAAATGTCAATTCAAGCCTTAGAGAAAGAACAAAAGATAGGGCATTGGACAAGAAAAGAAAATGAGTTCATCGTACCGTCAAGATTTAATCCTATTAAACAAATAATATCAACGTGTTCAATTTGTGGTTCTCGTTATATGGGAATACATAAAGATTTTAAATATTGTCCAAATTGCGGTGCAAAGATGGTTGAACCACAGGAAAGTGAGGGAAAGAATGAATCAATGTAAATTTTGTATTCATAGAGATGTATGTTTTCATAAAGAACATTATGAAGACTATGAAAAAGCAGTGAATGAATGTGGTAAATATCCGTACTTTAGGTGCGATATAGTATGCATTCAGTATCTCAAAGCAGAAAGTGAGGATTAAATGAAAGAACTAAAGAGCTGTCCTTTTTGTGGCAGTACAGCAAGAGTTTTATTTGAATATATTACAGATGAAAAAAAACACTGGTATGCACAAGCTCAATGCATAACGTGTTTTGCAACTACAACCGGAGATTGGCAAGAAACTTTGAAAGAAGCAAAGCAAGAAGCAATTCAGAAATGGAATAGGAGGTCATATGAAGAAAGTTAGTTTTGAAATTGTTTTGATTGGATTATCAATAGCAGCAACAGGATTTGGAATGTTTTTAGGAAGTATAAATAAAAAAAGTTATACAATATCAACACCACATTATTTAGAGGTTGAAGAAGAAAAAAGACAATACCAGCTGGAAGAGGCGTCAGCGAATAGCGATATAACGCACGAGAAACGTCAAAATGACGTGGAAACGGTTTCAGTCGAAGAAATACCTACTGAAACAGAAAAAGCTCTTAAAAACGAAAATACGCAGTCATATTCAGATTATGATATAAGTCTACTTGAAAGAGTAGTAATGTCAGAGGCTAGCATAGAAAGCTATCAATGTAAGGTGGCTGTTTGTGAAACAATCTTGAATAGATCTGAATTATATGGCAGCAGTATTGAGGAAATAGTTACAGCACCCTATCAATATTCAATGGCTGATAATGGACAACCAACAGAAGAAGTCAAGGCAGCAGTCCAGCAAGCTATCAATCAAAGAACATATGACACTAATATGATTTATTTTAGAGAGAATTATTATTTTAGCTTCGGAACGCCTTATATGAATATTGATTCCATGTATTTCAGCTGTAAGGGTTAGGAGGTGAAAGGTAATGACAATAGATGATGTATTAGAAAAGTTTGAAGATACATTTCCTTTTGTAAAAGTAAATGATTATAGACCTATTTGCCATGAACTTTTTACAGATGGGAAAGAGGGATTAACAATATGGCTCGATAATGGAGATATAATTGAATATTATCCAAATATGGGAAAGGATACAGAAGAATGATAGTGAGCTTTATTCTAGGCGGCTTTGTTGGTTTCACAATAGCTGCTGCAATAGTAGTATTTAAGTTTGAAAAGGAGACAGAAAATGAGTGATTGTATATTTAATGACGGATTTGATTTGTGCGGAGCTTTGACAGAAAAGAATTGTATAAAATGCAGTTTCTATAAGTCTAGTGAAAAATATGAGATTGGTTTTGAAAGAGATTTGAACAGAAAAAAATATCAAGTTGTTAAAGAAAAGGAGGTTGATTGATGAACAAACAAGAATTTGCCACATTTTCAATGGCTCTTAAAACTTATTATCCCAGAGAACAACTGTTGCCGAACCAACAAGCAATGGAACTGTGGTTCAATCAGTTAAAGGATATAGATTATAATGTTGCCAAGATTGTCCTCAATAAATGGGTAGCAAATAACAAGTGGTCACCTAGTATTGCAGAGATAAGAGAGCAAGCTGTTGAGCTTCTAAACGGTAAAGAAAAGGACTGGGGAGAAGCTTGGGAAGATGTCATTAGAAATATTAGATATTTTGGCTATTATAGAGCAAGCGAAGGAATGGCTGCTATAACTGACGATTTAACACGAGAGACAGTGAAAAGGCTCGGATATACTAATCTTTGTCTGTCGGATAATTCAACGGTTGACAGAGCTAATTTCAGAATGATATACGAAAGCTTGGCACAAAGAAAGAAGATGGACAAGCAGTTGCCGAAAGACTTATTGAAGCTGATTGGAGAAATACAGATCGGACTTATTGAAGGTGGAAAAAATGACGGAGAATGATAGAAAAGAGATTGAGGCATATATTGATTTGGCGATTGAAAAAACCATCAGTAGATACAAAAAAGATGGATTATTGAAAGAGTTGGACATTGTAGCCTATTCCAGCATATCAACCTTGCTATTTGATTACTACAGCTTGAATATGGAAGATGATAATATTTCACAAGCCATTGATGAATGTAAAAAATACTCTTATTTTGACATAATTCCTCTATACTATCAAAAAGGATATACGAATGAGGATATTGCAGAATATTATGGTGTTGATGTTTCAACAGTTGTAAGGAACAAAAAGAAGTTATGTCTGCGAATTTATGAAAAAATATTATAGTTTTAAAAGCTCTTGAGAAATCAAGGGCTTTTTCTTATTGTAGGAAACCAACAAGAAAAGTAGTTAGGATTTGTAGGTATTTTATCCTATATTTCCCTGTACATTATACGCATATAGGTGTATAATAAAATCAAGATAAAGGAAAGGAACTTCAAAAGAAGTAAGGTAAAAAGTTATGAGATACAGTATAGGATATTATAACAAGGAATCAATCAAAAAAGATTTTGTAATACTTGCACAGACAGAATCAAAATACGTGGCAATGTTTATAAGAGATAGCTACAGAGATTCTTATAAAAAAGTTGGATTTACAACAACAGTTGAACTTATAGATGGAGAGGAAAATATTCCTAAGGACCATAGATTTGCATAAATAAAAAAGCTGACTTATCGGCTATACGGAGAGAAAGAGGATAATATGAACAAAACAAGAGATTATTTAAACAATTTAAACTTATTACCAAGAACTGTTGAAAAAATTAATGGTATGACAGATGATGAAGTGCTTGAATTATTTGATATTGATGAAATTGAAAGCATGGACGATTTTGGAAATGAAAAAACTTTATATGTTGAATGTCTTGTGGAAATGTATGGAGAAATAGGAAAAAATTCCTAAATTCCTCTGCACATTATACAACTATCCGAGTATAATAATATCATAAGCAAGAGAACAAGGAAAAGTTCAAAAAACCAGAAAGGACAAAGATTATGAGAGAAGAAGTATTGGTAAAAACAAGAGGAAGCGAATTAATAAAGATTGCAGATAACTTAGGAATCAAAGTAAACTGCAACAAGGAAAGAACACAACTTAAAGAAGCAAAAGGAAATGTTATCAAAAAAATCCTTAAAGCTGAAAAAGAGCTTGAAGAAGCAAAAAAGAAAGAAGCTAAAAAGACAACTAAAAAAGCAACTAAGAAAGCTAAAACTGAAAAAACAGCAGAAGAGCTTGCAGAGATTAAAGCAAGAAGAAAAGCAACAAAGCTTGAAAAAAGAGCTGCTATAATGGAGCAGACAAAAGCATTAAGAGAGTCAGACGCCTATAAGTTTAACGGAAAAACTCAAAGTTTGACAGAATGGTCAAAGGAACTTGGAATATTAAGAAAAGACCTTTACCGCCGAATTCATTACAGAGGCTGGTCAATCGAAAAAGCTTTTACAACAAAATAACTGAATATTCAGACAATAACCCACCGTATTCAGCCGATATGGTGGGTTTAACTATTATCTTAAAGAAATATATATGTAAGTCATTAAAACGTCTTAGAAACGAAATAAAAGGGGTGCATTAAATACGCCCCTCATATTTGTTGATAAGCTCAATGAAGTCCTCTGTCTCAATCAGATCTGAAAGAGAACAATCCAGAGCTATGGCCAATTTATAAATCGTGTCTAGTCTTGCGTGGTCAAAATTCTTTTTTCCTTGTTCATAGCATTGTAAAACACGAAAATTTACATCAGCCTTTGCTGCAAGCTGGGGTTGAGAAAGTCCAGCTGCAAGCCTTTTTTCTTGAAGTTTTGTACTCATAAAAAACAGCCTCCTTTTCTACCATATGTTATTATACGCCTAAAAGTCTATAGTGTACAGACTAAAAACTGCACAAAAATTCAGTATATTTTTTGTAAGGTTTTTACTAATTAATTCCTAAATAACCCTGTACATTATACAACTATCGGAGTATAATAATATCATAGTTAAGGAAATAACTTCAAATTAAGTGAAAAAGAGGTAATGAATATGATACCAGCAGAAAAGAAAGCAAGAGAAATTATATCAAATCAATTTTTAGGAGATTTACTTGATGAATGGGAGCTTACAAGCAAGATGAATGGTCCAGAGATTCCAATGATTAGAGGTTGGTTGATGGACGAGTTTGAAAAAAGAAATCCAGAAGCTTTTAATGAATGGCTTGACAGTGACGCAGAGGATTCAGATTTAAGAGATTATATGACAAGATAACAAAAAGGGTGGCAACAACGCCACCCACAAATAAAGAAAGGATATAAGAGTTATGAAGAAAGACAACAAGAAAAACAATATTGATGAAATTACAAAAAAATTAGAGGAGGGTGTTAAAGAAGTCTTTAACGGAGAAAATTATCAGAATTATCTGAACGTGATGGCAAAGTTTTATAATTATAGCTTTAATAATTGCCTTTTAATCGCTTTACAAAAGCCGGACGCCTCATATGTAGCTGGTTATCAAGCTTGGCAAAAGAAATTCAAAAGACAAGTAAAAAAAGGGGAAAAGGGAATCAAGATATTGGCTCCAATCCCTCATAAGTTTAAAAAAGAAGTTGAGGACAAAGACGGAAACAAAGAAGAAAAAGAAATCAACTATATGACTTTCAGAGCCATTTCAGTATTTGACATAAGTCAGACGGAGGGCGAAGAGCTTCCAAGCATTACAACACAGCTTGACGGAGATGTTGAAGAGTATCAAGAGCTGTTAGAGAAGCTCAAAAGCATATCACCAGTACAAGTTGACTTTGAAGAGATTAAGAGCGGAGCAAACGGATATTACAGCTATTTGGAAAATAAAATTGTTGTAAAGAACGATTTAAGCGAGTTGCACGCCATCAAGACTTTAATCCACGAAATATCACACGCAGTCTTACATAACAAAGAAGATGGAGAAGAAAAAGAAGCAGCTCGGAATACAAAAGAAGTTCAAGCAGAAAGCATAGCCTATACGGTTTGCTCATTCCTCGGACTTGACACCTCGGATTATAGCTTCGGATATGTAGCTGGCTGGAGCAAGGGAAGAGATACAAAAGAACTTCAAGAAAATATGGAAATTATAAGAAAGACAGCAAAGCAGATTATTGAAGAACTAAGAGCCGCATAACAGCGGTTCTTTTCTTTGTAGGTTTCCGACAAATAAAGCTGGTCTGTTTTGTTGGAATTTCATTCCAAAAAGTTCTGTACAGTATACGCATTTAGGTGTATAATATAGACATAAGATAAATAAAGAATAACAAAAAGCACTTAGGAGGTACAAAGATATGAAATATACAAAAGAAGATTTAGTAGAGTTTTTAAGATGGAATAGCAACGCACCTATAAAAATTATTCGTCAGACGACTGCAGATGAGCTTGAAAATTTTATAAAGAATAAAGGTGCATGGGATAGATTTATAGATGGTTTAGAGAAACAGAGAGAAGCTAGAAATCTTGAGAAGAAAGTAAATCAGATGTTGAAATAGCAAGGAGGACAAAGATATGAGAGCAACAGACATTATTGAAAAAGGCGATACAATCGCAACAATATACGGATATATGGTGGTAACTGGTTACAATGGCAGCGGACTTGTATCTGTAGAGGATTTTGAGTTTGATGAAAATGGAAACGCTTTCAAAACTGAAATTGATAGCCTTACATATAGCGATATTGAGAAGCGAATGAGAGAGCATGACGGACACAATCACAAAGTCAGATATGAAGAATTAGAAGAAGATTAAAAGCAAATAAACCGAGCTGGAGCGGTTATACTCCAGCAGAAAGGATATAAATTATAAATAAAGAAATTGAAATCAAGATGGAGAAAGAATTAAGAAAGATGTTACCAGAGGCAAGTGTTGAGTTTGTCGAACAGACAAAAAATAACGGATTAAAATTAAAAGGCGTATTAATCAAAAAGCAAGATGAAAAAGCTGCACCGATAATTTATATTGATAGCTTTATAGAGGCTATCGAAAAGCAAGAAATTACAGAAGAAGAAGCAGCACGTAGAGTAGTTGAAATCTATAATAAAAGTGGATTGAATATTCCAGAAATTAATAAGGATTTTATTCTTGATAATGTAAAAATTGTTATTGTAAACAAAGAAAAAAATTCAGATCTGCTTCAAGAAATACCTCACAAAGACTTCTTGAACCTTGCAATAATATACAGAGTTTTTACAAAAATAAATGAAGATAGTATGAGTTTTATTGTTAAAAATGAAATACTAGAAGCCTTGAAAATTTCTTTTGAGGATTTTGATATACAGGCTCATAAAAATACAAAGGATTTTAATATTAGAAATATGAATGAAATAATAAGCGAGAAATTTGGAATGGATATTGGTGATGATTGTCCTCTATGGGTATTATCAAATAAAGATAACTATTACGGAGCCAGCATTATAACTCAAAAAAATGAATTAAGAAAGCTTGCAGAAAAACTTGAAGATGACCTATATATATTACCATCAAGTGTTCATGAAGTTATTGCAATTCCAAAAAGCTTTGCAGATAATGTTGAAATGCTTCAGACAATGGTCAAGGAAGTTAATGGCGAACAAGTTGCAGAGGACGAACAGCTTTCAGATACAGTATATATTTACAATAAACAAACAGACACAATACAAATTGCATAGGAATTATATAATAACACCTACAAGGGCTATCTATTCAGATAGCTCTTTTTTATTTGCTGTTTAAACTAGCCTAGAACAGTCATAGAGCTGTTTTAATAGCTTGCTAGATAATTTATATATCAAGATAATAAAAAACGCTATACGGCGAAAATAACAGCCTAAAAAGGTATTTGTGCATATATGCACTCTTTTATTTTTCAAAGAGTTGTTATATTTTTGAAAAAAAGGGAACGTGTAGGAGGTCTATATATGAAAAAATCCGAGCTTAAAAGAAAGCTAACAAGCCGAAAACTCTGGATGTCTATTGCGTCCTTTATCTCAATGTTGATTATAGCCTTAGGATATAGTGAGCATATTGCAAGCGAAGTGGCGGCAATTATAATGGCTGGAGCTTCTATTATAGGATATGTCATTGGCGAAGGTCTGGCAGATAGCGGTAACAATCAAGTTGAGAGTAAGGAAGATAAAAAGGCGTAAAAAAATGAGTACGGAAATGGCAACAGTAATTGTCGGAGCTTTGTCGCTTCTGGGAACTGTAATCGGTTCATATAGCGGAATGAAGCTTATGACATACAGAATTGAACAGCTAGAAAAGAAAGTTGATAAGCACAACAATTTTGCGGAGCGTGTTCCTATTCTTGAGGAACAGATGAAAGTAGCAAACCATAGGATTGAAGATTTAGAAGATGAGGTGACAAGAAAATGAAAATTATTGATGTTAATATAAGCGATTTAATTCCTTATGAGAACAATCCGAGAAACAATGAGGCAGCGGTTGATAAAGTCGCAGAAAGTATTAAACAGTTCGGATTTAAAGTTCCTGTAATTATTGACAAAAACAATATTATAGTTGCTGGACATACAAGAGTTAAAGCAGCTGAAAAGCTAGGAATTGAAAAAGTCCCATGCATTCAAGCAACAGATCTGAATGAAGAACAGATAAAAGCTTTCAGACTTGCAGACAACAAAGTGTCTGAGTTTTCTGAATGGGATTTTGACGCATTAAGTGAAGAGCTTGAAGCAATACAGAACATAGATATGTCGGAATTTGGATTTGAAAGCTTAGAACAAGAGCTGGAAGAATTAAGAGAAGCACCAGACAGCTTTGACGAAATGGAAGAGCTTGAGACAGAACATAAATGTCCTAAATGCGGATATGAGTGGTAAAGCCTATGGAAAAGCCAAAATATAAAGTACCGACAATGAAAGAAATTAATGAGCTTGAATGGAATGGCTGTAATGTAGTTTCAACATTTTCTGGTGGCGGTGGTTCTTGCTTAGGATATAGAATGGCCGGTTATCACGTTGTATATGCAAATGAATTTGTTGAAGAAGCACAAAAGACATACAGAGCAAATAATCCTAATTGCTTTCTTGATACAAGGGATATAAGAACAGTAACACCAGAAAGCATACTTGAAAAGATTAATATGAATGTTGGTGAGCTTGATTTGTTTGATGGTTCTCCACCATGTTCTGCATTTTCAACAGCTGGACAAAGAGAAAAGGGCTGGGGTAGTCAAAAAAACTATTCAGATGGCAAGGTACAGCGTGTTGATGACTTATTTTTTGAATATACAAGACTTTTAAAAGGTCTACAGCCAAAGGTCTTTATTGCGGAAAATGTATCTGGATTAATCAAAGGTAAAGCCAAGGGATATTTCAATAATATCATTAAAGAGCTTAGAAGCTGTGGTTATGAAGTGAAAGCCTCGTTATTAAGTGCTATGTGGCTAGGAGTTCCACAGAATAGACAAAGGGTCATTTTTATGGGTGTAAGAAAAGATTTAGGAATGCAGCCAGTATATCCAAAGCCTTTTGATTATTATTACACGCTAGCAGACGCATTTGAGGGTGTGAAAAATGACAAAAAGCAAGTTGAATATTTAAAGGAAATGGCTCAAAAATATGCGTGGGGCGAAGTTTTGAAGAAGTTGACGAGAAATCCAAAGAAAGCAACACAAGGCAGTAAAGTTATGAATGGCTCATATTTCAATCTTGTTAGGGAATCTATGTATCAGCCTTGCAGTACGATTTGTCAGATGAACGGTTCTGAACCTGCAAGCGGAAATTGTCACCCACTTGAAGATAGAAAGCTGACAATCCCAGAGCTTAAAAGAATTACAAGCATACCAGATGACTTCATACTGACAGGAGATTATAGACAGCAGTGGGAGAGGCTCGGAAGAATGGTTCCGCCAGTAATGATGAAGAATATATCAAAGACAGTATATGAGGAGGTATTATGCAAGATAAAGTGACAATCAAAGATAAGATAATGAAAAGCGGTAAATGGGAGTTTGATGAAGAGGTTGCAGTAGTATTTGATGAAATGCTTGGAAGAAGTATTCCAGATTATGAAAATATGAGGAATCTTGTATATAACATTGGAAAGCATTTTATCAAGCCAAACACGATTGTTATGGATGTTGGTTGTAGTAATGGAATAGCAGTCAGACCTTTTGTACAATCTTTTAAAAATGACTTTATGCTATTAGATATAAGTGAGCCAATGCTTGAAGTTTGTAAAAGAAATTATGAGGATAATAACAATGTTACAATCAAGCATTATGACCTTAGAGATGGCGTGCCAAACTTAAATTGTAGCTTGATTTTATCAATTTTAACATTACAATTTACGCCTATTGAATATAGACACAAGATTGTAAGAAGTATTTATGAAAGCTTAAATGATGGCGGTTGTTTTATTTTTGTTGAAAAGGTCCTCGGCAATACTTCAGACATTGATAATTTGCTTGTTGATGAATACTATCAGATGAAAAAAGAACATCAATATACAAATGAACAAATCCAGAACAAAAGAAAGAGCCTTGAAGGCGTATTGGTTCCGGTGACAGAGAATTGGAATATTGAACTATTAAAGCAAGCTGGATTCACAAAAATAGATTGTTTTTGGAGATACCTAAATTTTTGCGGATTTATTGCAATCAAATAAATTTATTCTAACAGCTGATATAACCACAGAATTTCAGTCATAGAGCGGTTTTAATCGTTCGGTCGATAACTTATAAGGGTATAAGGTTAAAATCAAAATTAGAAGCAGATTAGAATAAATAGAAGTTTATAAAAAAGGAGAGCTTGCATGGGCAGAAAAAACAAGTATGAAACTCATGTAAAGCCACATTTGAAAGACATTCCAAAATGGTACGAAATAATGACAGAAAGCCAGATTGCTAAAAAGCTAGGCATTTCTGTTGCAAGTTTTGAAATTTACAAAAATAAATATCCAGAGTTAGTGGAATGTTTAAAGAAAAGCAAAGAGGCACTCATTGACGAGTTAAAAGCAACTTTGAAGATGAAAGCCAAGGGCTTTACATACAAGGAAACAAAAAAAACAATCAGATCTGTTGGTGGTGAAAAAGTTGTTGTTATTGAGGAATATGAAAAGTATGCACAGCCAGATACTGGAGCAATTCATTTGTTGCTTAAGAATATTGACGCAAGCTGGCACAATGATGATGTAGCAACATTAGAACTTAAAAGAAAGCAACTCGACCTTACAGAAAGAAAGATTGAGCAAAATGAATGGTAGGTGATTATATGATTATTGATGTAAGCAGACACAATGGAAATATTGATTGGAAGAAAGTCAAAGCAGCTGGAATAACTGGAGCGATTGTTAGGTGTGGATATGGAGATAATATTACATCACAAGATGATGAAAAATTTATTGCAAATATGAACGGAGCATTGGCATACGGAATAGGCGTTGGAATTTATATTTATTCATACGCAAAGAACAACGCACAGGCAAAGAGCGAAGCGGAGCACGTTCTAAGGCTTGCAAATACTTATAAGGACAGATTATCATATCCAATTTATTATGACCTTGAAGAAAAAGGAACAGAGAGCGGAGCGAAAGAAAGAGCCATTGTATTTGGAGATATAATCGAAGCTGCTGGATATTGGTGTGGCGTATATGCTTCTGAAAGCTGGTGGAAGAATTATTTAAACGGATTAGATAGATTTACAAAATGGGTTGCCAAGTACGGAAGCAACAACGGAAGAGCACAGATAAAACCAAGTGTTAATGGAATGGATATGTGGCAGTATACAAGCAAGGGAGAAGTTTCTGGAATAAATGGATATGTTGATTTGAATATTGCATATAAAGATTTACCAGCATTGATTGCGAGAAGCAAGAAGAAGAGTGCTGACGAGATAGCAAGAGAGGTTATTGCTGGTAAGTGGGGCAATGGCGAAGAAAGAAGAAAAAGACTTGAAGCTGCTGGATATAGCTATTCAACAATTCAAGCTATTGTAAATCAAATATTGAGGTAGATATGTATACATTAAATAACTTCTATCAATCAAAAGAGTGGAGAGGTCTATTAGCTCAAATAAAGAGCGAGAGAGTGAATGAAGATGGCAATATTATATGTGAGTATTGTAACAAGCCAGTAACAAGAGCGTATGACATTATAGGACATCATAAAGAAGAACTAACAGAAGATAATGTTAATGATTATAATATCAGCTTGAATAAGGACAATATAGCTCTTGTGCATCATAGGTGCCACAATTATATTCACAATAAATTAGGCTATTCAATACGCAACATATATTTGGTTTATGGTCCTCCTTTATCTGGAAAAACAACGTGGGTTAATAACAATAAGATTGAGGGTGATCTGATTATTAATCTTGATGATATATGGGAATGTATATCTGGTTGCGATAGATATGTAAAGCCTAATAGATTAAAGGCTATTGTATTCAAGATAAGAGATACATTGATTGATAGTGTTAGATATAGAGTAGGCAAGTGGCAGAATGCTTATATAGTTGGTGGTTATCCACTTCGATCTGAAAGGGAAAGACTTTGCAAGGAGCTTGGAGCAAAGGAAATATATATTAATACAAGCAAAGATGAATGTATTAATAGATTGATTAATCTTGACAATGAAAAGATTATCAAAGAGGAATATATGAAATATATTGAGGTTTGGTTCTCCAGATACACGCCCCCCTATGACACTTGAAAACCCTCTAGGAGAGAAC